ATTTAAACCACCTCATCTTACAAGATAATAATTATAATAGTTCTATTTTTATATATAATAGTTCTATTTTTATATAGAAATTCCTTCTTAGCATACAACAATTTCAAAAAATTTTTTAAACGGTGAGAAGTGGATTTGCTATTGCAAAAAAAATCAAAAAGGAGGTATCAACTTCCTATATAATCTATATTATGTAAGGAATACTGCATAGCTAAAACCCTTGATATTACTGCATTTCAAAGACATTATGATTATACTATTCGCAAAATAACTCTTTAGCGAATAGTTATATAATGCAAAAACTAGGTATTTGAACCTTGTTAAATCGTCTGTACTTTGTTTTGTATAATCAAAATGCTTTAGTTAACTAAATGGTTGTATTAATTTTAGTACATGAATGATTAACAGGGCGGGAATGAGCGAACTAATTCCTACTATTCCGATATGAATTATATCAATACTTTCACGTTCCACCCATTCCCTTTTTTATCTAATTGAAAATCATTCTCATTTACATCAATATGTTCACGTATTGTATATTAGATACACAACATATAGTATTACTCGTTTGTTACACTACTACCTATTGTATCGCTTTTAATTTTCTGTATTTCTGTTGACACATCGTATATGTATGGTGTCCTACTTAGTGCTGTTTCAAGTGAAATAAGTCCATTTTGTTTGAGTGCTGTAATATTTTCAATTGTTTCTTTAGCATTTTGTGGAATATCATATTCAAAGGTGCAAGATATATCACCTGATACTTGTATACCTTTTAGTTGTAATAATTTCTTTATCCTATCCCATCTCTGTATAAATCCATCTAACAAAGCATCTTCGTTTAATCTTGCTTTTACACTTGCAAGAGAGTACATCATTCTAATAGATGTTTCCGATAGATTACTTATTTCTACTGCGTTCATGGCTATAGCTGGTGTCTGGCTTATATTAAGTAACTGTGTCATTAGTATTTCGTATAGTGCCTTAAAACTTGCCGAGTCCATTCTATTTTGGACTATCTGAAAATCTGCTGTATCATCTATCTGTAATAGAAAACCTACTGCATTAGGATCTATTCTGCCTTTTTCGTCTTTGCTTGTTAGTCCTGTTCCTTTTAAAACTGGTATACCTGCAATATATTTATATAGTCCATCATGATATTTTGATATTAAATCTTCTAAACTGTCTATTATACTTATGTAGTCCTCTAAACTACTCCTGCCTTTACAAGAATCTAATTCATTTATGGTTTTATATTGTATTGGAAGTCCTGATATATTTTTAAATCTTCCTGTAATATGTAATTCTCCGCCATCATCTGTATATTGTGTTACTTCACTTTCGGTATAAACAATGTAATATGAAATACCGTCAACTATGTAAAATTCAATAAATGCAATCATATTGCCTGTTTCATCAAAAACTGGGTAGCTATCTTCTGCTGGTATTATTCGGCTTGTGATATTGTTATTTTGGTCTATATAAACATATTCGTATGTTTCTCCATATTTAACCATTTTATCTAAGATTTTAAAGTCAATAGAATTATATCTGGCTTTAGAATATACTTCTTTAAATACTTCAAGTGTGTTTTTATCTTCTGATGTTAAAGTTACTGGATTTTTTAGAAGGAACGATGTTTCAAAATTAAGCAAGGTTTTTGCTAACTGTAATACTATTTTTCTTGTTTTATAAGGTTTTCCGTTGTATTGTTCGTTCGGTCTATTTAATATTGCGTGTTTACCTGAAAGATAGTCCTTCAAGTCAAGTATGTTCTGCACTCTCTCTACGTGCCATTGATTGGTTACTTCATCTTGAAACCAGTTATTTGAACCATCATAATACTTTTGAATATATTCTTTTAACGTCATATTAGAAACCTCCTACTTTCAATTTGATTTTGTAATTATCTGCGTCAATTTCTTCCACTCTAGGCATTTTAAATGCTTGTATTTCATTTCTCATTATTACTATATTTTCTTTTGTTTTTATATCATCAAATACAAAAAATTCCCATGATTGAATATTTTCTGCATATTTGTTACGATTAAGCCAATCTATAAAGTTCATACATTGGTTTTCATCAGCATGGACAAGTATTTCTTTGCTTAATACCTTGCTTTTTAAATAAAACTTAATTGGATAAATTAATTCTTCTTTTTTTATTTTGCTTTTTGGTACTATCATATAAACCTCCTAATGTGAAATTCATTATTTTCTTTTATTATATAATCCCCTATAGTTGCCATTATTGTTCCTTGTTTAGTTTTTATCTTTAAAATTGGATTTTTCGGGTCTTGATAATCTATTCTTATTTCATCGTTTACGAATTCGCTTAATTTTTCTAATGTTTCTGCATCATCATAAAATTGCATTGTTTCAACCATAACTAAACCTCCTATATCTATCATTTATCCATCTTCCCATTTTGGGAATGTGCTATACATAATACCTACCTAATTTTAGGGATTGTACTGCTAATGCTGTTGCTATAACCAAATCATCAAAGTTATTTTTGCCTCTTACATTTCCCAGTTTGCCATTCTTCTCCATATAAATTTGCATTTGCTGTAATGTTTCTCTATCGTTGAGAAGTATAATTCCTTCTTCGAACGCTTCTTTAAAATCTTGGATTAATTTACTTTTACTTACATTATCGGTATTCCAACCAATTTCCAATGTTTTTCTGCCTGTGGTTCTATCCCACTTTTTAGTTTTGTTGAGATTTAAATATCCAATTTCACGTTTTAACCTATTGATTAGGTCTAAACCATATGAATTTCTTTCTATCATAAGACAAGCGTAATTAAAGTAGTTTCCTAACTCATTAACTATATTTGCGAATTTGTATACTGGCAGTCCACTTTGATAAAATACGGCTACCTGTTCACCGCTTGAATCCAATATTGACATAGCGGACAAGTCACCATCTTTTGAAAGTCCTGAAGCAACATCTATACCAGCAAAATACATTTCCTTTGGTTTTGGCAATTGATATATAAATAAACTTTTGTTTAAGTAAGGGTAAAGTATTTCGGGAAGGTCTTTTATTTCATTTGCTTTTAGTGGCTCTGGTATATATAATAATCTATCACTAATTTGCTTTTGGTCAAAAACGCTTTCCTGTGTAGTAACAAACGCTTCCTGCCATGTTGCAGGAAAGTCCTGCCTGAATTGTTCAGGCGTCATATCTCTCAATCTCCACCTACGCCACATCAATTGCACTTTAGTTGCCCCCATTTCGTAAAGTTTTTTCTCGGTATCGTCCATCTCATCGTCAGTAAGATATTTAACCAAACTGCCTTTTTGAAACCATTCTTTAGCAAGTTGATATTCATACTTATAATATCTCTTTGAACCTTCGCCTAACCAATTATAAAAAAATGCTTTATACTTTGAATTGCCTGCAATAGCATCTTTATACAAATAATAGAAATAATTAAGTCCTTGTGCAGTTGACTCTATAATAATTTTTGCTTGTGGACTTTTTACTAATGCACTCTCTATTGTCGATAGATTTTCTTGAACATCATCATCATATAGTGCAAACTCAGACAAGTGAATCATCATAAGAGAATATCCTCTACCTATACCATCTGCACTCTGTTTACTTGCTGTTTGGATTGATATTCTGGAATTATTTTCAAGAAATAACTCTTTTTCATTACTTTTTCTGAATCCAATTCTATATTTTTCTGGAATACTCTCATACATTAACTTTAACTTTGTAAAAAGTGTATTAGTAGTACTTTCAAGGTGTGCTAATAAGATGTAATTACTATTAGGTATTTGAAAAGCATAGTAAAGCATTAAGCCCAGTGCGAGGCTCGATATCCCAAGTTGCCTTGATTTTAATATAATGTTATATCTGCTCATATTTTCCAAAAAATTCTTTTGCTCTGGATTTACAACAAAAGGTACTAACTCCCCGTTACAATCAATTTTGACAAAGTTTTTTAACCATAAAGCAGGATCAGCATTTATACGTCTTAATTTTTCTTCTCTAGTTAGCTTTGGCACATTCTCACCTTCTTTGTTATATACTTGTATTTTTGTTTATTTTTCGTTTTAAAAGGCATAAAAATAGCAGGTAATATAAAACCATTACCTGCCAATAAAAAACGTCTTAAAATTAAAAATAAAAAGCGTACAAAGGTTTTATTCTAATACTAGGTCATCTTCTTCTATTTCTTCCTGCTCTGCTTTATTTGATTTTTTATTTTTGACTGATTTTCTTATTTCATTTTGGAGTGTTAAAAATGTTTTGACTGCTCGTTCATCTCCTTCTTTTGCTTTTTTTGATATCGCATTATAAATTTCTACGAAATCTTTATTGGATCTTTCCAGCAATAATAAATTCATAAGTTCTGCATATTCCTCTGTATTTTCCCACTGCTTCAGGTTACCGTATTTTTTCATACTACCCTTGCAATATTTGTCAATAATACCTTGCTCTGTAAATTCAGAAAAATCTCTATTTGAATTAGCAAGTTTGTTTTTCCACATGAAATAAGCATACTTGGGATAATTAGTTGTGTTTTTCCAGTATTGTTTAAGTGCTTGATTCAACAACGATACTTGCCTAGCCATATTCATTCCTCCGTTTCTTTTATTCTGGATTGTACAAAATTATAGAGTATAGATTTATTTTATAAATATAGCAGGATAGAAAATAATCCTACCCTGCTATACAAGGAATATTGTTTAATTCAGTATTCTTCACTAATGCTTCATATTCTCGCCTTGTTAGCATAGTTTTTAATTTTTTATTATCGAATAACCTACAAAGACAAGCATTAAAGCAATTTTGACAATTCTTATCACATATAGTTATTGATTTTACAT